CCAAAAGCATTTAAAGCACTTGAGAAAGGAGTTGAAGAAGGGAACTTCAAATACGTTCAAATGTTTTATAACTATTATGCTGGTAAACCAAAAGAAACAAAAGATATATCAATTACATCAGAGCAACCTTTATTTGATTTAGATTAGTGTTTCAAGTTACAACTGCAATAAAGAAACTGTATAAGTTACAGAAAAGAAAGAAAGTAATTCAAGGTGGTACATCAGCTGGTAAAACATTTGGGATACTGCCTATACTTATTGATAGATGTATAAGAACACCTATGCTTGAAACAAGTGTAGTATCTGAATCTATACCACATTTGCGTAGAGGAGCAATGAAGGACTTTCTAAAGATTATGGTAGCAACCAATAGGTTCAGAGATAATCAATGGAATAGGTCTGCTTTAAAGTACACATTTACAAATGGTAGTTACATAGAATTTTTTAGTGTTGAACAACCAGATAAATTAAGAGGAGCAAGAAGAAGTGTATTGTATGTGAATGAAGCAAACAATGTACCCTTTGAAGCATACACACAATTAAGTATTAGAACATCTGGAGATATATGGATTGACTTTAATCCAACTGCTAATTTTTGGGCACATAAAGAAGTTGTAGGCAACGATGATGCAGACTTTATTACATTAACATACAAAGACAATGAAGCATTACCAGAAACGATTGTAAAAGATATAGAGAGTGCAAAAGACAAAGCAAAGGATTCAGAGTATTGGAGCAACTGGTGGAAAGTATATGGACTTGGGCAGATAGGAAGTTTAGAAGGTGTATGTATTCCAGATTGGAAAGAGATAACACTACCAGCAGAAGCAAGGTTATTATGTGGAGGTATGGATTTCGGTTACCAAAATGACCCAAGTACTTATATTAGATTATACAAATACAATGATGCTTATATCTTTGATGAGGTAATATACCAAAAGAAATTACTAAACATAGACATCTCAAATCTATTAAAGCAAAACAATATACAAGAGTTAATATATGCAGATTCAGCAGAGCCAAAATCAATAGCTGAGTTGAAGAGTTACAGACATAAGATACTACCTTGCACTAAAGGTAAAGATTCAATTGTATATGGTATAAACTTAATAAACCAAAACAAAATATTTGTAACAAGCAGAAGCAAGAATCTTATTAAAGAATTACAAAGCTATACTTGGATGAAAGACAGAGAGGGTAATACGATTAATAAACCAATTGATGCTTTTAACCATTGTATTGATGCAGCTCGTTATGCAATATCATCTCAGTTAAAGAATCCAAATGCTGGTAAATACTTTATACGATAAATGGGAAATGAACAGATGATTGCATTTGTAGAGTGCTTTATACACCACAGAACTGGAAAGCAAGTAAGAATTGCAAAGCCAACAAAACCTAATCATTATTTACTACTTACAAAAGCCTATGAAAATTGTAAGGGTTTTTTTATAAAACATTAACAAAAAAGTATTATATAATTATGAATATAGAGATAAACGTACCAACGTCATTAAATGAAATTACTTTAGGACAATATCAGAAGTTCTTAAAGGTAGCAGAAGAAAACCAAGAGGGTAGTTTTTTAAATGCAAAGATGATAGAAATCTTCTGTGGTATTCCTTTATCTGATAGTTATAAATTAAAGATGTCAAGTGTTGAAGCAATAGTAGATATCTTAACAGAGATGTTAAACGAAACACCAGCACACATAGACAAGTTTGCATTAAATGGTACTCAGTATGGATTTATCCCAGACTTAGATGAAATGTCTTTAGGAGAGTATGTAGACTTAGATGGTAACGCATCTGATTGGCAGAAAATGCATATTGCAATGAATGTATTATACAGACCAATTGTAACAAGTAAGGTTGGTAAATATAACATAGAAGAATATACTGCTAGTGATTCAGAGAAGATGAAAGCTATGCCATTGGGTGCAGCAATAGGTAGTCTTTTTTTTTTCTACAATTTAGGGATAGAGTTATCGAAGCATACGATTCTTTATTCCAGCAATCAAGCAGAGATGGAAATTATTCAAGAGCAGCTAATTTCGGAGCAAAATGGGGATGGTACTCATCAATTTTTAGTCTCGCTGGAGGAGATGTTAGAAGGCTTGAAGATATCACTAAATTAAATATACATCAATGTTTTACCTTTCTATCATTCACAAAAGAAAAGGCAGAGATTGAAGCACAACAAATAAAAAGTAAATTTTAGATGAAAGGATTTTATCAAGTAACGGAAACAATAAAGAATCAATTACTATCAGATGTAAATGTAAACACAGTAACAACTGGAGACATTACAAAGATTGATTTAAGCAAACAAACTATATTTCCTTTATCACACATCATAGTAAATAATGTAAATAACGAAGATAATGTACTACGTTTTAACCTATCTGTTTTGTCTATGGATATTGTTGATATATCGAAAGAAGCAGTTGTAGATATCTTTAGAGGTAACGACAACGAACAAGATATACTTAACACACAATTAGCAGTATTAAACAAACTATCACAAGTATTAAGAGGAGGTACATTACACCAAGACTTATACCAGTTAGATGGTAATCCTAGTTTAGAGCCTTTTTATGATAGGTTTGAAAATGAGATGGCTGGTTGGGCAATGACATTTGATGTACTTGTAAACAATGATATAAGTATATGTTAAAGAACGTACAACAAGAGCTAAACAGATTTGCTAAGTATGTGATTCAACAATCAAGAACGAATCTAACAAAAGGTAAAAAGAATAGTTCTAAGGCACTTTATAATAGTTTAGACTATGACTTAAACGTAAGTCCAAATAGTTTCTCTATGAGCTTCCTAATGGAGGATTATGGTATATTTCAAGATAAGGGTGTAAGTGGTATAAAGAAGAAATACAATACACCTTATGCTTATACAAACAAAATGCCACCTCCAAGTAAAATGGATAAGTGGATAGTAAGAAAAGGTTTAAAAGGTATAAGAGGTAAGGATGGTAAATTCATATCAAGAAAGTCTTTACAATTTATGATAGCAAGAAGTATTTACAACAATGGTATTAAACCAAGTTTGTTTTTTACAAAGCCATTTCAGAAAGCATTTAAAAACTTAGACAAAGACATAATAGAAGCATACAAATTAGATGTTGAAGAACTACTAAAATTTACAACCAATGGGAATAATTAATACAAGAAGTCCACACTTTTTATCTGTATCAAATGCTGACTTAGCAACTGCTACTTTAAATATTGAGATTTATACTGGAGATGAAACAACTGGTTATAGTGGTACACCTCAATACAACCTTAGTAAAAAGATAATACTAAACACAACTAAAATATCTTTTGAAATATCTGAACTTATAAGAGATTATATAGATTTAAGTTTTAATGGAGATTATGATGGCTTTGCTGAACAATCTTGTAAATGGGTAAGAACAACACTTACTGCATTTGATGGTAATGGTGTACAATTATCACAAACAATAGATACAGACTTAGCCTTTGAGAGTTATGGCTATTTTGAAGAAGGTTCAAACTATTCTTTTGAATATGAAGGCTTTTTAATGAGCAACAACGAAATAATTATAAAGTCTGGAGATGAAATAAAGATACCAGTACAAACAGATAGAGATGTTACAGTTACTATATATGATTCAGATAATGGTGTATTAGACCAAGATGTTTTTTCTTCATCAGACCAATCACAAAATAAAGTAGCTTACACAACTTTTGATGATAACCAAGCAGTAAAAGCAACCATTCAATATACTGGTGATTCTGGTTCTGAAACCTCAACTATAAAAATAACACAATTAAGCGAGTGTAAATTCACACCTTATAAGACAACATTTATAAATAAGTTTGGGGTGTTACAAGACTTATACTTCTTTAAAAAGTCAGTTGAGAAAATGACTACAAAAAGAGAAAGCTACAAAGCAAATACTTTAACATCAAGCAATACTTATAATACCTACAATCACACAAAAAGAGATTTCAATATAGTAGCAAACGAATCAGTTTCTTTGAGTAGTGGTTTTGTAAATGAATCTTACAACGAGGTGTTTAAGCAGATGATGTTGTCAGAGAGAGTATGGATTACAAACGCAAACAATCAAGTATATCCTATCAATATAAAGACAAGCAACATTACATACAAAACAAGTGTAAATGATAGGCTAGTAGAATACACAATAGAGTTTGATAATTCATATAATGTTTTAAATGACATAAGGTAAATGCAAAAAATACAACTATACATAGAAGGTCAGAGAGTAGATTTATTTGATGATGAAAGTGTTGTACTAACACAAACAATACAGAATGTAAAAGACGTTCAAAAAGTGTTTACAGACTATTCAAAGACATTCACATTACCAGCAACAAAAGAGAATAATAAAATATTCAAACACTATTACAATAATAGTATTACAAATGGTTTTGATGGTAGAAGTAGAGTAAGTGCAACCTTAGAATTAAATCACTTAAAATTTAAGAAAGGTAAAATAAAACTTGAAGGTGTTGATTTAAGAAACAATGTACCTCATTCATACAAGGTTAGGTTTACTGGTAACACAGTTACATTAAAAGACTTACTAGGAGAAGATAAACTAGGTGCTTTAACAGACTTAAATTCAAACACCTTAGTTTACAATGCTGCAAATGTAAAAACAAAGTTACAAGCAAATCCAGCATCAAGCGACATTATAGCACCTTTAATATCACATACAAATAGATTACATTACGATTCAGATTCTTCTGCTAACTTAGATGGTAACGTTTACTATGAAAGTGGTGGTGGTAGTCATTTACACGGAGTATCTTGGGATGATTTAAAATATGCAATTAGAGTAGATACTATTATACAAGCAATAGGCACAAACTACGGAATAACATTTAGCAATGATTTCTTCAATAGCTCAAATGCACCTTACTATAATTTGTTTATGTGGTTGCATAGAAAAAAAGGGTATGTAGAATCTCCAACTGCAACAGAAGTAGAATCTTTGGTTAATACTTGGACTTCAACAAGTGTAGGTGCAACCATAACATCAATGTTAAACACATCAACTTTATATGTTGGTGGTACTCCAAGCAGATACACAAAGTTAGATTTAAAACTAAGAACAACAAGTGGTTTTTCTTATAGTGCTTCTGTGCAATTAAATGGAACAGAGATTTACAATAGTGGAAGTGTTACTGGAGACTTAGATATAACAAAAGATGATTTAGGTACATCACAAGGAAGTTATAATGTTATCATACAATCAGCTCAAAACGTTACATTTTCAGAGGTAACTTGGGATATTGGATATAAGCTTTTGGGTGGTTTAGAACCATTTAATACTTATACATCTGCATCTTTTTCTCACACAAATGCGTTTGATTTTATTATCACACAACAGATACCAGATTTAAAATGTATTGATTTCTTAACTGGTATTTTTAAAATGTTTAATCTAACATCTTATATTGATGACGATACAGATGAGGTAATTGTAAAAACCTTAGATAACTATTATGCTGGAGGTACTTCTTACGATATAACAGAGTTTGTTGATAGAGGTAAAAGCTCTGTTAATGTTGCTTTACCATTTAAAGAAATAACATTTGAACACGGAGATACAAAAACACTTTTAGCTTCTAAACATTCACAACTATTTAACAACACTTGGGGAAAGATAGAGTACACAAATGGAGAGAGTTTAGATGGGAAAATATACAAGGTTAAAACACCTTTCTCTAATATGCTTTATGAAAGATTAACAGACTTAGATACTGGTACATTAACATCTATTCAATATGGTCTGTATGTGGATGACAATCAAGCATCTTATTATGGTAAACCTTTATTATTTTATCCAGTTAGAAATAGTGGTAATAGCATATCTTTTTTAGATACTACAAGTAGCCATTCAGAAGTAACGCAATATAATGTACCATCAAATAGTGTTGCATTATCATCAGCAACAAGCAAGTATAATATCAACTTTAATAATGAGATAAATGAATATACTTTAGACAATACATTTACAGATACTTTATTTGAAGCATACCATAAAGA